TGATGGTTCTGAATGGTGGGAGTTTAAAAGATTGCCAATTCGCCAATTAAATTCGGAATCGTTTGACAGTGTTTTGCGTGCTGATATGAAAGATCGTGGCTTTTGATTGCTGATAAGTCTAATTCTCAATAGCTGATGAAGCGGTTCGTTCTCCTCCTCGCTGCGCTGTGGATATTTGTTTGTGCTGTAACCCCTGAAGCGTTATTCGCCGCGAAGCTCTACGAAAAGATTTATGGCAAGCCGCCTCCCCCACCGAAGCAGTGGGAAATTGTGGTGCATGAGCAGGACGGCAGCCAACCCCTGTACCGCGTCAATAAAAAAGACAAGATCGTTGATATTTATCTGCATGAAGGCCAGCGGCGGGCTTGGGATAGTGAAAAGCGTTTCGTGTTCATGATCGCTGGCAAGCAATCGGGTAAGACGATCTTCGGCCCCTTGTGGTTATTCCGTGAAATCCTCAAATTCGGCAAAGGTGACTATCTGGCGATCAGTGCGACGGCGGATTTGTTCATTGCCAAGATGATGCCCGCGCTGAAACAATTCTTCATCAATGAACTAGGCATCGCTAAATATTGGGCAGGTGACCGTGTGCTGGAATTGTGCGACCTCAACAGCGGCAAGTTTGGCGCGGGGAATGCCAGCGATCATGAAAAGATGTGGGGGCGCATTATCCTCAGAACCGCCGAATCAGAGCCGGGTATGCAGTCATTCAGCGCGTTGGCAGCGTGGATGGATGAACCGGGTTTGTATGCGCCAACCGTTTATAAGGACGTGCGCGGGCGGTTGTCATTGGCGGCTGGCCCGGCGCTGGGAACGACTACACCCTATGACATGGGGTGGTTGAAGAAAGACATTTATGACCCGTGGGAAAAGGGCGATCCTGAGATTGATGTGATTCACTTCATATCGACGGTCAATCCGTTCTTCAGCCAAGCTGAATACGACAGCCTTGAACGGACAATGCAACCCTATCAATTCGCACTTGATTATAAAGGGTCGTTTGGACGACCACCGGCAGCCATCTACGAAGATTTTATTGACGCGCTGCGAGATGACGGCGGGCATAAGGTAAAGCGCTTTGTGCTGCCCGGCGATTGGCCGCGTATGGTGGCGGTTGATCCGGGCATTGTCAATCCGGGCAAAATTTGGGTGGCCCATGATCCCAAAGAGGATGTGTATTACCTGTATCGAGCGGTGAAAGGCGGCAAGCGGCGGGATGCCAAAGAACATGCCAAAGATGATATTGCACTGGCGAAGATGGGGAATGAGCGGGTGATCTGGTGGGCAGTGGGGGCGAAGGCGGAAAAGTATTGGCGTGAGGATTATAAAGCGGCTGGTGCGTTGGGTGTGCGAGAACCCGACACAATGGACGTTGAAGAAGGAATTGACCGTCTGACGCAGTTGATCCGGCAGCATCGCTTGTTTGTGATGGACGATTTGCGCGAGTGGATCGACGAAATAATGAGTTACAGCCGCGAAATTAAGAACGGCGAAGTCACCAAGAATATCAAAGATAAAGCGACCTTCCACTTGATGGATGCCAGTCGCTATTTTGCTTTGCAGGTGGTGAAGCCGCGCTTGGATTGGCATGTTGAGGATAAGGTGGGCAGATATGCTTGAAGCAATTTCCGCCATTTTGATGGCACAAGGCTTGGTGACGAGCCAGTGGCAAACCGACACGCAAGAGCAAGGCGAGCTGGTGCGTTTGTTCCGTGATTATTACGAGGGTTTCCACCGAATGCAGCTCACCAAAGAAATGAAGGCGATGCTGAATATCAGTGATACACGGTTGGAACGGTATAACATCAATTACTGTTCGCTGATCATTGACCGCATGGCTGACCGGCTGAGTGTGGATCGGTTTGAGGTGAAGGGGAAGGATACCCCCACCCCAGCCCTCCCCCAAAACACAGGGGAGGGGGCAATGCCAGACGCGACGAATACTGATAAGAATGATTCTCCGGCGCAGGAATGGGTGGATGAACTGTTGGAGTACAACCGGTTTGATGGGTTGCAAAGTGACATTGCCGTGGCTTATTTGCGGGATGGGCTAACGTTCATCATGAGCCAATATGATGACAATCTGAAGCGCGAATGCTTTTATCAAGAGTTGGCGTATGACGGTGATGTGGGCACGCTGGTGATTTACGAACGGGGCAGCTCGCAGAACATCGTGGCAGCGGTCAAAATATGGTATGACGTGCCGCCCACGCCTGAACAGAAGGCGGAAGGCGAAACCAATATCAGTATGTACAAGCGGGTGAATATTTATTATCCCGACCGGACGGATAAATATTATTCACGCGACGGTAAGAGCATCGTGCAGATTGACCAGACACCAGAAGAGACGGCTTTGTATGCCAAGTCGCCGGGTGTGCCAGTGATTCCATTTTACAACCGTGATGGGGTGAGCGAACTGGTGAATATTATTCCTTTGCAGGATTCGCTCAACAGCCAGTTAGTTGATCTGGTGATGGCGGGACGGCTGACGGCCTTCAGCATCGTGCTGGGTGTGAATGTGGATGTGCCGCAAGGGTTGACACCGGGCATGACCATTCTGAAGAATATTAAGGATGCGAACGGCGCGACGATCATGCCGCAAAGTTTAGAGGAAGCGCAGCGGGCAGCGGCGTATCTGGACTCGGCGCGGCTGGAACGACTGCCGGTGGGTGATTTGTCGCAGATCATCGCGGGGATTGAGATGATCATCAACCAGATTGGCGTGATCTCCAGCACACCATTGCCCGGTCAAATGGGCGGCGATAGTTCGAGCGGTGAAGCGCTGAAGCAACGTGAGATCGGGCTGTTGGGCAAACTGAACCGCGCACAGGTGCAGATCGGCAATGCGTGGGAAGATGTGATCATGCTGGCCAATGAGCAGCAAACGGCCTTTGGTTTTGAGTTTGCGCCACCGATTGACAAACTGGATACACGCTGGAAGTCGGCTGAAATCCGTAATGATGCCGACGTGCTGGCGCTGTTCAAGTTGCTGAATGATGCGGGTTACGAGCGGGCGGCGCTGCGGGCGTTGGGTCAATCCAGCCTTGCCAGTTACAGCGAAGATGATATTGACAAGATGATGCAGGAAAAAGCCAAGGACGTGGGCACCAATCTGGTCAATGCGGCGGGTAGTTTGAACGGCTTTAGCAATTTTAATGCGCCGGGGCAATCGCTGCTGGCGAGTTAGTTTATAATCATTTCATTTATCGGGGGATAAAATGGAAACACCAGCGGAAGTTGCCCAAAAGTTACTTGATTTCAGTGAAGCGTATCCAGACGCGGATTATACCTTTGCGCATGTATTGATCGCTGATTATAACATGAGCAACCTATTGATTTTTAAGCTATTTGACACACAAGCGTTTCGTGATCAGGCTCAAATGCACATCATGGAAGAAGATGATCCGTTTGAAATTGAGAAGCATTACATTACGACTGCTGAAACAATGAAGTTTTTGCGCTACTTGCAAAACTTTGATGATGAGTTCTTAGATCAAGTGTCTGACATTCTTTGTAAACATTCTGAAGACAACGCGATCAATCCGATTTGATTACTGATAAAACATCTTCTATGGGGGTAAACATGAGAGCGCACTGGAATTACTTCAAATATGTTGTTAGTCATAAGTGGTTTGTGTTTCTGGCATGTCTTGATATGGGTGTGCCGCTGCTGATTGCTTTATTCCACGATTGGGATAAGTTCTTGCCAGATGAATGGTTTCCATACGTTCACACCTTCTATGCTCCAGATGGCACGAAGCAATATAAAGAATCCCCCGCTTTCACAAAGGCGTGGTTACTCCATCAAAACCGGAATAAGCATCATTGGCAGTTTTGGATGATTACTTGGGACAGAGGCACAACTGAGTGTTTGCCGATGCCAGATGTGTTTCGGCGTGAGATGATTGCGGATTGGATTGGTGCAGGCAAAGCACTTGGTTTTCCAAAGACTTGGGAATGGTACGCCAAAAATCGCAACAATATCCAGTTGCATCCTGATACCCGTATTTGGGTGGATGAACAAATTAAAACACTTGAGTCAACTTTCAACGTCAAGGAAAGGGTTGCAAAACTTAAAGCGGATGCACGAGCAAGTGCTTACGATCCGTTATATGTGAAAAGCGGCCTTAAAGAAGATGCGGATGCTATTCGCTCTGATTGGGAGGCCGTTGGCAAAGATATTCACGAGGCTACTGAACGGTACAAAAAGGAACACGGGATCGAATGAAGAACCGTACACCTTTCGTCTACGTTTACATTGTTTACTATTATGACATTGATGCAGAGACACGATTTGACCGTCTTCATCAATGCCAGCCCATACCATGCGCTTCATTGAAACGTGCAGCGGGTTTTGTTCAGCCCAAAATCGAGGTTAATCAACTCACTGAGATTAACCGAGGGCAAATGTGGAGACATGGCAATTATTGGATTGAACGTCAGCCGATTATCGACTCTTATGATGAAGGGCTTGAACGTGAAGCATTCAACAGCGGCGAAACATTTCCCAATTTGAAACTGGAATAGCTTCCGATAAGGGGATTTCTCAATGTGCGATACCATTTCGTCGGTGTCGGTAATATGGTGGCAGATTGGTCGGCATGGGAAGGCGGCGGGTGCGCGGGCTTCATTGTCCGTGAAATAGAACCTCACCCACAGGTTCGAGTCCTGTACGACCAACACAATAAATTTACGGGCTAGTGCCACAGAAGATCAGGGACATCCACCTGATCTTTTTGTTTAGATAGAATAGATACATTTTTCGCCGCGGTAAAAGCTCATTAACGGTGTAACAATGAAACGAGCTACTTACCTTTGAGTGCGCCGGTGAGTGAGGCTTCGTTGACCATTTGACCGAAGGTGGGATCGTCATGCTGGTGGACAAAATCAGTCAAGGTGACTTCGCCCTTTTTGAAGGCTTCATATTTCGCGGGGGAAGCGGCGAAGCTGGCCTGCTGCTGCTGGCGTTCTTCGGAGAGGTTGTTGAACCAATCCACGCCGGAAACGATATTTAAATCCCTGCGACCGACGACCTGCACCACCGATGTGCAGCGTCCATTATAGTGATCGTCCACGCGCGTCACTGGCGAGCCACCATCACGCTCGCTGTTCCAGATGACTTTGCCATGTAAGGCGATACAACTGAGGCAGGTGCGGTTATCCAGCGCGGCGATGCGAATGACCTGCGAGATGATGTCCACGTTGGCATTTTGATGGATGGCGGTCGAGTCGCGGTAACTGGTGAGCTGAAGCGTCCGCATGAGACTGTTGGCCTGATAACCGGGCATGTTTTCGGTCATCTGTCGGACGGCGCGGGCGGTTCGCAGCGGTGACCAACCAGAGGCGATGCCGCGAATGGCCTGATTGTTGACGATGCCCACGACATCATCACCGTATTTTTTGAGCGCGGCGGCCCATGCGTCGGATTGTGAATAACCGACCAAACGGGCAACGGCCTCCGGATCAGGCTTGTTCCACTTGATGCCAATTTTGAGGAGCTGCTGATCGGTCATGCCGGGCAGTGCGAGCTGGCGCTGAATGTTGGCGGCTGCGTTACTGCCGGTGGATTGAACGGCTTCGGCGGCCCCGTTGACCACACGTCCATTGACCTGCATGGTGTCTTCAAGATCAGCCAGTAAAGCACGCAGCACGGGATTATCCGGCGTGAGCTTTTCGTTGGCTTCGATGAGGCGTGCGACTTCCGCATCCAGTTCACTGAGGCGCTGCTGAATCAAGCCGCTGTTGACCGATGAGGCAACAGCATTCAAAACGGGCCGCGCGACGTTTTCATAACCTTTGTCGAGCAGCCCGTTGATTAAATCCTGAACCGTGCCCTGCTTGGGGCGTTTCTGGTTGGAAACCATTTAGGCGTGGACACCAGCGTATTGCCGCTTGCCGATGACTTCAACGATGTTGCTGGTTGCGCCGATGAAGACAATTGTAACGTAATCACCGGTTCCGAGATCAGCCCAAGGCGCGATCCCCCCAGCGGTTAGCGAAAGAACATACACTGTGCCTAATACGACAGTGCCGCCAATGTTGATGACTGCACCGGGTGGGGCATAAATGCAGGGGCGACCACTCACCATTGTGTCAAGTAGTACGCCTTTGAAAACGCTTGTGGCATCGTTATCACCATCCGTCAGTTTGAGTGTGTTGGTGGTCGTGTCGAGATAGACCGTTTGACCGGCTGCTCCTACCTCACCACCCATGCCGGTTTCCCAGCGGACACCAGAAACCCACGTTACACTGCCGGGGGTAATTGAAATATCAGTCATGAGAAATATTCCTCCAAAGAGACAACAATTGTTGATGCAAGCATGAGCCGCGCGGGTGATTTCAACGCACAGAAGGTGAATTATCGGTAATTACCCCACCCCTAACCCCTCCCCATAAAACAGGGAGGGGAATCAAGGTGTGCGTTACGTGAGAGCGGGTTGTGAAATATTTGGGTTATATGAACAAGCGTGTGCTTA